TCAGTTAACGAGTCAGTTGAAGTTATTAAAGATCCTTCAAACATGTCATTTGTTGAAATGCTAAAACTTGTAAAAGAAAGCGGTGGACAACAGCAAATTGATCCAGTTGACGAAACACTTTGGAACTGGGCTCAAAGAGTTGCTACTTCAAAAGTTGAAGAGTCAAACAAAGCAGAAATTTTTGCAGGATTGATTTACGAGCGTAACGGTGGACGTTTTGAAATGTATGACGTTATGGACGAAGACGGACTTACTGAGTCAAAAAAAAAGGACTAAGTGAAGGCAAGATGTGTTCAGATGATTGCTGCGGTGCAGATGTAAAAGCAGCAGACTGTACTTGTAAACCGACTTGTAAGCATTGTGATTGTAATGCAGAATAAGTAAAAAGAATTAACCAAAATTAAACTAAAGCCAGTTATTAACTTGACTGGCTTTTTTTATGACTATATAATAGTACTTCAACCAGGAGAATAATTTATGTCAAAAATGTACGGGCCAGAAGAGAAGGCTAAACTAGAGAGATTAATCAAAGAAGGATCAAATGTTCTACGTGAAGTAGAGGATCTTAATGAAGGTCTTAAAGACACTGTGAAAGCAGTAGCAGAAGAACTACAGATTAAACCATCAGTAATTAACAAAGCAATTAAAATTGCACACAAAGACGATTGGGCTAAACACTTAGAAGAGTGGGAAGACATCGAAGGAATCTTAGGTATCACTAACAATCTACCTGCTGGTAACACCGGGGGTGAGTAATTGGAAAAGATTAGAAACTTTTGGATAGACAGTTATACGTCTGACAAAACAGCATTTGGCTTTGAGCTAATTAGTTTTATCTTTACCGTGACAGCCAGTTTATCATTGGCACTAAATGCAAGAGATCCTAACATGGCGTTTATATACCCATTTTTCTTTGTAGGTAGTATAACACAGTGCTATGCTTCAGTAAGACGTGGTGCTGCATGGGTTATGCTACTTACAGGATACTTTGCATGTGTTAACGTGTTTGGCTATCTTATTGCAATTAATATTATTTAATACTTGACATCTAGTCGCAAATATCATATAATACATGTATGATATTAAATTCAGACACATTCTTAAAATGGACTGCTACCGTTATTCTTATAATTGGTACAGGAATTAATGCTTTAGGGTTTTATCCTGCAGGGCCTGTTATATTGGTCATTGGTAGTTTCATTTGGTTAATTGTCAGTTGTATGTGGAACGAGCCTGCACTAATTGTAACCAACCTTGTGTTGTGTGTAGTTGGAGCAGCCGGTTTGCTATACTCACTATAATGAGAAAGATAAGTATTAATGAAGAAGGTAACCGCAGGCCATAAACTGCTTATTAGGTACTTGTCAGCCAAAAGTGACATACAGGAGAAAACATGAGTTACGTAGACGCTTTCTATGACCGAGGGCAAGACACCATTAACGTTGTTGAACGTGATGAAAAAGGCAAACGCCACTATCGAGAATACAATCCAAGACATATTTTTTACTACGAAGACCAAAGAGGAAAATACAAATCCATCTATGGTAAACCTCTATCAAGAGTAACTTGTAAAAACATCAAAGAACTTCGTAAAGAACTTGCTATTCACAGCAATAAAAAACTTTATGAGAGCGACATTAATCCTATTTACAGAATGCTTGAGGACAACTATCTCAATCAAGACGCACCTAAACTTAACGTAGCGTTCTTTGATATTGAGGTTGACTTTGATCCTGAGCGTGGGTATGCATCACCTGAAGATGCGTTTATGCCTATTACTTCTATTGCTGTATATTTGCAATGGATGGAAACAATGGTATGTTTTGCTATTCCACCTAAAACACTTTCTATGGAAGAAGCAAAGAAAACTATTGAAGGTATTGATAATGTTATGCTGTTTGAAAAAGAAAGCCAAATGCTTGATGCATTTTTAGATCTTATACAAGATGCAGATGTGCTAAGTGGTTGGAACAGCGAAGGCTTTGATATTCCGTACACAGTTAATAGAATTACAAAAACATTAAGCAAAGAAGATACAAAGAGATTGTGTCTTTGGAATCAATATCCTAAAAAACGTGAGTACGAAAAGTTTGGTAAAACATCTGTTACTTACGACTTAATTGGTAGAGTTCATGTTGACTCATTAGAACTGTATAGAAAATACAACTATGAAGAACGTCATACATACAGACTTGACGCTATTGGTGAACTAGAAATAGGCGAAACTAAAACAGTATATGAAGGATCTCTTGATGCACTTTATAACAATGACTTTAGAACATTTATTGAATATAACATTCAAGATACTGCACTACTAGACAAACTAGATAAAAAACTTAAATTTATTGATCTTGCTAATACAGTTGCACATGAGAACACAGTTCTTATTCAAACTACTATGGGTGCTGTTGCTGTTACAGAGCAAGGTATTATTAATGAAGCACATAGACGTGGATTTATTGTTCCTAATAGAGTACGCAGAGAGCCAGGTAGTGAGCCTGCCGCAGGTGCTTATGTTGCTTATCCTAAAAAAGGTATTCACGAATGGATCGGTAGTGTTGACTTGAATTCACTATATCCGTCTGTTATTAGAGCATTGAACATGGGTCCTGAGACAATCGTAGGACAACTAAGACAAGACGGAACAAAAGCACGTATCGAAGGCGAAATGGCAAAAGGTAAAAGTTTTGCAAATGCTTGGGAAGGACAATTTGGTTCTGTTGAGTTTGACTCTGTTATGGAACGTGAAGTAGGTAGACAAATTACTATTGACTGGGAAGACAGTGAAAACAGCGATACAATTAGTGCGGCACAAGTATATGATTTGATATTTGAAAGCAACCAACCTTGGATGCTAAGTGCCAATGGTACAATCTTTACATACGAAAAAGAAGGTGTTATTCCTGGACTACTAAAGCGTTGGTATAAAGAACGTAAAGAAATGCAAGGAAAGATGCGTGATGCAATCAAAGCAAAAAATCCTATTGAAGAAGAGTATTGGGCAAAAAGACAACTTGTTAAAAAGATTCTACTTAACAGTTTGTACGGTGCTATTTTAAATCCAGGCTGTAGATTCTTTGATAACCGTATTGGACAATCAACTACACTTACAGGTAGACAAATTGTTAAGCACATGAGTGCAAAGGTTAATGAAATTATTACAGGTGAATACAGCCATACAGGTAAAGCAATTGTATATGGTGATACTGATTCTTCTTACTTTAGTGCATACAGTACACTGAAAGATGAGATTAACAAAGGTAACATTCCTTGGGATAAAGATAGTGTTATGGCTTTGTATGATCAGATATGTGATGAAGCAAACACAACGTTCCCTAAGTTTATGGTTGACACTTTCCATTGTCCTAAAAGCAGGTCAGATGTTATTGCGGCAGCAAGAGAGATTGTTGCAACTAAAGGACTATTCATTACAAAGAAAAGATATGCAGTTCTTTACTATGACGTTGAAGGTAAGCGTACAGACGTAGACGGCAAAGCAGGTAGAATTAAAGCAATGGGCTTAGACTTAAAACGTTCAGATACTCCTGTTGTGATTCAGGACTTCTTGAGTCAAGTACTTGAAAAAGTACTAGCAGGCAAAGAGCAACAAGAAGTGCTAGACTACATTACAGAATTTAGAACTGAATTTAAAACAAGGCCAGGTTGGGAGAAAGGTTCTCCTAAACGTGCAAACAAAATTACTGAATACGGTAATAAAGAAAAGAAACAAGGCAAAGCGAACATGCCTGGACATGTTCGAGCAAGTATTAATTGGAATACACTGAAGCGTATGGAAGACGACAAGTATTCAGTAACTATTACAGATGGCGCGAAAGTGATCGTTTGTAAAGTTAAAGACAACCCTATGGGATTCACAAGTGTTGCGTATCCTGTAGATGAATTACGTTTACCAGAATGGTTTAAAAAGCTGCCTTTCAACGATGCTGAGATGGAAAATTCAGTGATTGATGAAAAGCTAGGAAACTTAATTGGTGTGTTGGAGTGGGATATCAGCTCTACAAGAAATGATAACACCTTTAACAAATTGTTTGATTTTGAGTAAATTGGTGAAAAAAGTTCTTGCAATTAAACTAAAACCTAAATATAATGTATATTAACAAACGGAGAACCCTATAATGAAAGACATTCTAAAAGATATTGTAGAACATACACAAAACTTGGGCTTTCTTACAACTGTAAAAATTACAGGCGAAGAAGGCGCAACAACTATGTTTTCAATGGCAGATGACAGATCAGTCATCATGGAAGCAACTACACATAACCCTTACCCAGACATGCTTGGTGTATTTGGTATGCCGCAGTTGCAAAAACTAAAATATTTACTTGACGGTAGTGAGTATCAAAAAGATGCTGTAATTACTGTAAAGTCAGGTGAACGTAATGGCGCAACTATTCCTACAGGATTAGAATTTGTAAACAAAGATGCTGACTTTAAAAACAGTTATCAATTTATGCTTACAGAACACATCAATGAAAAGATGAAAACTGTTAAGTTTAGAGGTGTTAACTGGGACGTACATGTAAGTCCGTCACTTCCAGCAGTACAGCGTTTTAATTTCCAAGCAGGCGCTAACAGCGAACATCCTACATTCTTAGCAAAGACTGACGGTACTAACTTAAAGTTTATCTTTGGTGATGCATCATCACATGGTGGTGAGTTTGTATTTGCACAAGATGTTGAAGGTACATTGGATAGAGGTTGGACATGGCCTGTAGCAAGTGTACTTGCAATCTTAAAAATTGCAGATGTTAACAACACTAAGATGAGCTTGAGCAACGAAGGTGCTATTCAGATTGAATTAGACAGCGGACTTGCTTCATACAAATATATCATTCCAGCACAGGCGGCCTAAATAATATTATGAAACCAGTCAACTTAACACCATTACAAAAGGACTATGCTGTGTATCTACCAGCAATTAGTTCTTTCTTTAGCACATATATTGCTAAACAAAGGCAAGGAGAGTTTGTTCCACAAGATCGTATTCCTAAAGGATTTGATCGTGGTATTGAAGGTATGAACTTCCTTAATGCAGATGCAGGATACTTTACATACAAATATGGATTGTACTCCGCAGGTCACGCACAATTAAACTTAGAAAAAACTATGGTACAAGATGCTATGGTTCAAGAACGTGATAGAAACAACACTATGATACTTGGTGACTCAGGTGGATATCAGGTTGGTAAGGGTGTTCTTAAATTTGATTGGTTAAACTTTGAAGGCGCTGCCGCAAATAAAACACGTGATGATATTCTTAATTGGCTAGAGCTTACAGCAGATTGGTCAATGCTACTTGATGTTCCGACTTGGGCATGTGATCATATTCATGCTCCTAAAACAGGACTTAAAGACTTTCAAGACTGCTTAGACAAAACACGTTTTAATAACAAGTATTGGTTAGAACGTAGACTTGGTGCTACAAAGTTCTTAAACGTTTTACAAGGATCAGACTGGGATACTGCTGAGAAGTGGTACGAAGGCGTTAAAGAGTTCTCCGATCCAAACGTTTGGGGAGATAAAGCATGTGAAGGTTGGGCAATGGGTGGCGCTAATATGTGCAAGATGCCTATTACACTACGTAGGTTAATGACTATGAAATTTGATGGTATGTTAGAAGGCAAAGACTGGATGCACTTCTTAGGTACTGCACAACTTGATTGGTCTTGTTACTTAACTAGTATTCAACGCCAAGTACGTAAACACATTAATGAAAACTTTACAGTTAGTTTTGATTGTGCAAGTCCTTTTATTGCTACAGCACACGGACTAGTGTACACTAACAGCCAGCATACAAGTAAGAGATGGTCAGTTATAATGGACAAGGCTCCTGATAACAAAGCACTTGCTAACCAGCATGATATTCCTTTTCCTTTCGAAAGTGAAATTGGTAGACGACTAAGCATTGCTGACATTTGTCATTATGCTCCAGGTATGTTAAACAAGATTGGTAAAGAAGGTAAAACATCTTGGGATAGCTTTGGCTATGCACTAATGATGGCACATAACGTTTATCAGCATATTGTTGCAGTACAACGTGCAAACAACTTAACTGATATTGAACTTAAAAAGACTAGACCAGATTGGAGACTATGGCGTAAAGTTAAAGAAGCAGATAAGAGTGATGAGTATTCAGATTGGGTACCACGTAACATCTTATACTTCGATCGCTTTGTTGAAGAACTGTTCGAGCAGCCAACTAAAGAGGCAGCGTTCGCAATGATTAAAGAAGGCGACAGTTTCCTTAAAAACTTAGAAGGTGCAAGACTACGTGGAGGAGTTACTAATATTTCAAACTCGTTATTCGTTGAAGTAGACGATGACGGTAATGAAGAAACTCCTTGGACTGACGATAGAGAAGATACAGAACTAGATAAATTAGAAAGTGAGCTAACGGAGGCTTAAATGAAAAGATCATATAAACAAGGTACTGTTAATGATGCAATTTTCTTTGTAGGTGTTGAAGTAGAACATACTCCTGCATATGGTAGAAAAACATTGTTCGTAACAGGTGTTCAGAACGTTGACGAAATATCTCAACAATATAATGACAATGAGTGTGAACATATATTCTTTGGTGCTAATCACAGTTTTCAACCTACAAACAGTAAAGACTATGATGACTGGGAAGCAATGATTGAGCCTTTTTTAGATGATGAAATTTGTTGCACTTTGGACATTCCAATTGCAAAAGCAGAAGAAATGCTAGAAAGTTCATTAATTGAAAGTGATAGTTTTATTCCACAACTACGTGTACCAATTCCGTACATTGAACAGTTTGGTTACAATGCTACACTTAAGATTGATGATAAAGATTTTAAAGCAACAAATCCGGGTGTTTGGACACATAGTTTACATGAACTAATGGATCGTTCAAAGTTTACACCTTGGCGTGAATATGAAAATGACGACATAGTAGATTAATGATTGACATTAGAAACAAAAGGTGCTACAATGGAACAAGAGCGTTATGCAACATATATGCAACGAAGAATGAGAGAAGAAGATATGGAACAAGGTAAAGAAAACGCATTGCAACATGCAAAGCGAATGATTTGGGTAACCTTTACAAAAGAAGGTATCCATAAGTATCCTGCGGCACTAGATGATCCTAGTCTTGCAACAGGAGATGAATATGATGTGAGTTTCTTAGGTTATCCACATAGACACATATTCCACTTTAAGGTAGGTATCGCTGTAACACACAATGACAGAGATATTGAATTTATTCAGTTTAAACGTTGGATGGAGAAACTATACGCAGAAAAAACATTAGAACTTGACTATAAGTCCTGTGAGATGATGTCCGATGATTTGTGGCATCAAATTACAAACAAATATCCTGGACGTGAAGTCCACATCGATGTCTCCGAAGACGGAGAGAACGGTGCCCACATTGAGTATGCTAGTTATTAAAGGAGACCTAAAATGGGTTACTGGCAGGACCATCCTGAGGTGGTCAAGGTTTTTGATGATCTTGACCTATATAAAGACTTTTGCCGACACAACGGTTTTAAGTTTGATGAAAAAGATCTCTACAAAAATGCAAGTCGTTCTTGGAGAGCTTTTGAGAATCGAAACAATTATAAGAAAACGTTTCGTAAAAAATTTAACAAACGGAGAAACTAGATGAAAGTATGGCTTGTTGATTTAGAAGCAGTTGAAACTCGTTACACCAAGCAGTGGAAAACTGAATTTCCTAAACTGTTGAAAGCTCACGGCCATGACGTTCATATAGTTAACGGAGGGGATACGCCTCAGGCTACAACACCTGGGGCGTTTCTTAACTTCGGCGGTACTAACGTTTATAAAAGTAAACAACTAGAGCAAATTGCAGAAGCATTCTGTAACGGAGAGGTTAAAGACGGTGATTATTTTCTTTATACTGATGCTTGGAATCCTACAGTTATTCAATTACGCTATATGGCAGAGCTATTGGGTATTAACATTCGTATTGGTGGTATGTGGCATGCTGGTAGTTATGATCCGCAAGACTTTTTAGGTAGACTAATAGGTGATAAGCCTTGGGTTAGAAATGCAGAACGTAGTATGTTTGAATGTTATGATCATAATTATTTTGCAACAGAGTTTCATATAGATATGTTCTTTCAATCATTTCCAGAACTAGATAGATCTAAAGTTGTACAAACTGGTTGGCCATTTCATTATATGGATAGTACATTAACTATGTACAAAGGAATGCCAAAGCGTGACTTAATTTTATTCCCTCATAGGATTGCTCCTGAAAAGCAAGTTGAAATATTCCGTGATCTTGCTGATCAACTTCCTCAATATGAATGGGTAGTTTGTCAAGAACGTGAACTATCAAAGAACGAATATCACAACTTACTAGGAGAAGCAAAACTTGTGTTTAGTGCTAACTTGCAAGAAACACTAGGTATTAGTTGGTATGAAGGTGCTCTTGTTGGAGCATTGCCTATGGTACCAGACAGATTAAGTTATACTGAAATGGGTTTGCTGCCTTTCAAATATCCTAGTAATTGGACAATAGATTGGAAAACCTATATTTCCAATAGAGAGGCTGTGAAAGAACGTGTAATTGACTATATGGAAAATTACAAAAGTTTTCTTCCTAGCCTAAATAAACAAGTAGAAACACTGAATGAAAAATATTTCAGTTGCAATGATCTACTAAAGGTGCTAAAATAATATTATTAAAAAGGCAATCCACTGCCTAAACATCGGAGAATAAATTGGAAATAAGTAAAAAGATTAAAGCAAGATTAAAAGAAGCCGGCAAACGGTTTTGGGCAGGAGACAATATCTCCGACTTCATCGAAGAAGGTGAGAAGCAACAACTAGTAGATGAGTTGACTTCTAAATTTGAAGAAGTATTACAGGGTCTTGTTATAGATACTGAAAACGATCCTAACAGTAACGGCACAGGCAAACGTCTTGCTAAAATGTATATTAACGAACTAATGGCAGGTAGGTACGAACCAATTCCTGCTGCAACTGCATTTCCAAATGACAGCGCAACACCTTATGAAGGTATGTTAGTTGTTCGTTCAGAACTTACAAGTATGTGTTCACATCATCATCAGATTGTTAGAGGTGTAGCATACATTGGTATTATTGCTAGTGAGAAACTAATTGGACTAAGCAAGTATACAAGAATTGCACAATGGTGTGCTATGCGTGGAACACTTCAAGAAGAACTTGCAAATGACATTACCCGTGAAATACAAAAAGCAACAGGTGCAAAACACTTAGGTGTCTACATTCAAGCCACACACGGTTGTGTAGAGAACAGAGGTGTAAAAGCACATAGTAGTTTAACACAAACAACTGTTCTTAAAGGTGCGTTCAAAGATGATCCAGCAACTAAGAAAGAGTTTATGGATAATATTAAATTACAACAACAACACGCATGTTAGGAGTTTTATGCCAATACCAGAAAAAATAATTATGCCAGCAAATAGAGATCCAAGTGATAATCATTTTGCTGTAAGTTTAGTAAAAAGTATATTTAGAATAGTCGGCTGTGGGTGTTTAATTTACGGAGGCTATATGTTAGAACAATTTGGTTTGCTTTTTATAGCAGCCGGAGTAATCTTTGCCTTAGCAGAAGTGCTAGGCATTATAGAGGAGATAGTATGAACATTCATAAGAAAAGAGTTTACAGTGTATCAGAGCCAAAGAAGCCTGAGGACTGCATGGCGCTTACTCCAGCCGAAGCACTCATGTATAATTTAAAAGGTATTAAATTAGTTGACATGACTGAAAAGCATGGAATGACAGTGCAAAGACTAATGAATAGTCGAAAAGATACATCACATGAAAGGTATACTTATGGGACCATATTCGGAAACAAAACAACAGCATAGAATTAATAATATTAAATCTATTCTTGCAAATAAAAAGTTACCAGATGACACTCGTAATATTTGGGAACAAAAACTGCACAACATTGCAGTTAATGAAGATGAATATAACAAAAGAGTATTTGAAATATTCAAAGATGTTAAACAAGGTATTTTTACAGATGTTACTTAATTTTTTAGATTGGATCGGAAGAAAGCGTACTATCTATGATAGAACTGGTAGTATTCCGTATTTGGTTAGATACTATTTGTTTTTGAAGGACAGAAAGAACTTTCCTTTTAACATCACATTACATAAAGTATTAGTAAGTGATGAACCTACACTACATGATCATCCATGGAGTTGGGGAGCATTAATTCTAAAAGGCGGCTATTGGGAACATACACCACAAGGTAAGTTTTGGCGTGGTCCTGGTAGTATACGTTTTAGAACAGCAAAAGATTTACATTGGTTAGAACTTGCAAAAGATAAAGATGGGAATGAGATTCCTTGTTGGAGTATTTTTTATATGGGTAAGAAAGCACAACAATGGGGTTTTGTTAAGAATGGTAAGTGGATACATAACGAGGAATACTTAAAATAATGATTAAGAAGCACTATTATAGTTGGCAAGATGTTGAAAAAATGTGTGTAAGCATAGTCAATCAGATGTACAAAAGTAACTGGAAGCCTAATTATATTGTAGGAATAACAAGAGGTGGAAATGTTCCTGCTACTATTATTAGTAACATGACTGGTATACGTTGTGAGGCATTAAAAGTAAGTTTGCGTGATGATAGTCGAGATAGCGAAAGCAACTGTTGGATGGCAGAAGATGCATTTGGTTATGGAGATGGTAAAAGTTATCCTAAAGCACGTAAAAATATTCTTATTATAGATGACATCAATGATACTGGTGCTACGTTTAACTGGATTATGGAAGATTGGAAAGCAGGTTGTTTACCTAATAGCGAAGCATGGCAAGACATTTGGCAAGAAAATGTTCGCTTTGCATCACTTACTGAAAATCTAGCAAGTGATTTTGACAAGGTTGATTACTACTGTCATGAAGTTAATAAAGCTGAGGAAGATGTTTGGTTAGTTTATCCTTGGGAAAATGTTGCTGACTATGCGTGACGATCTAATGGTTCAACAACAAGTTGACAACGTATGGCAGCATATGGTTGGAGTTATTTGTTTGAACCAAGTAAACAGACTTCAAACAAAACCTGTTCTTACAAGATTGTTTAACAAGTATCCTACTGCACATAGTCTATTGCGTAGTTGTACTATTCCTATGTTAGAAGAACTATTAGAGCCATTAGGTATGCAACGTGTAAGAGCTAAAAGAATTTATAAGATGAGTATCCAGATTGAGAACTGGGATGGTGTTGATGCTACCGACCTTTATGGCATTGGTAAATATGGGTCCGATAGTTATAATATATTTTACCTAAATAATATACCAACCGGTGTTCAGGATAAAGAATTAAAACGATATATTGCAGAGGAGTTAGTATGAGCTATGATAATAAATGTACAGTTACATGTACTGATAACGGTAAAGTTGCTGAAGCAGAAGTTGACCGAATTGAGCCTAAAGATTTCTTAAACATCTTTATGGCGAGCAATAAGATACATATGAAATGGAATGGTAGAGTATTTGTAGGAAACGCATTTGGTTTTGAATTTACTACACCTGGACCAAAACAATTTAACAATGCAATTAGAAGAGGCTTTTAATGAAGGCTGACACTTTACAATTAGCAATAACAGAACAAAGAGCACCGTGGACAGACGTTGAGATTGATACTCGTGAGTTCACTGTTTTTCGTGATAAGTATCCTGTAACCGAAGGACATTTATTAATTGTACCCAAAGAAGCAACACAAGAAAACATTTTAAAGTGTTTTAATTTTGCTGTTACTATGGGTTATGATAATGTAGCAAGTGAAAAAACTAACATCACAGGCTACAACATAGGTTTGAATGTAGGTGAAAGTGCAGGACAAACAGTCATGTATCCACATGTACATTTAATATTCCGTCGTAATGGGGACATGGAAGATCCGAAAGGAGGCGTCAGAGGCGTCATCCCATCAAAGCAAAAATATTAAGGAAAGGTTATGACATTGAGAGAAACTTTGATTAGTGCAGCTCGTAAACATGCAGAAGCAGACATTGCGGTGCACAAAGCAAATATTGAAGTCTATATGCAGCAGGTAGTCGGTATTGGAGAACATTCTGATATTGTTGAAACTATCCAAAAAGAATTGGATAAAATGGCTGCGGCAACAGATAGACTTGAGATGCTGAACGAGCATTTCAGCTAGTGAGTTGGCAAGTAAAAATTGAAGAAGATCCGTACACGAAAGAGTTAACGTTACCGATTCCAACGGATCTTCTTAACCAAATGGGTTGGGATATTGGTGATGATCTCGTTTGGGAAGAGAGTATGCCAGGCACTTCTTATACTCTGAAAAAGGTTGACAAACCTGGTGAAAAGAAGGTATAATAGTAATATGAATGATAAAATACAGACTCTTGCACAGCACGACTTTAGTAAAACAGTAGAAAAAAAGTTTTACTATTCAGAGATATTTTATAGTATTCAAGGTGAAGGGCATTACACAGGTGTTCCGACAGCTTGGATTAGATTCTTCTTGTGCAATTTACAATGTAATGGGTTTGGTCAATTAGATCCAACTAATCCAGATACACATGAATTGCCTTTTGAAGACTTTGATGTTGACAGTGTAAAACGTGTTGAAGACTTGCCTGTATGGGATAAAGGCTGTGATAGCAGTTATACATGGGCTAAGAAATTTAAGAAACTAATGGGTCAAGAAACTCCTACTGCTATGGCAAATAAGATTGTCGACTGTATTAAGAATGATAGCAATCCAGAAGGTAAGTTTTTACATCCTGTAAGTAAACAAAATCAACACTTGTGTTTTACAGGTGGAGAACCTTTGATGGTTACAGGACAACAGGCAGTGGTAGGTATATATAACGAATTAAAAAAGCAGGGCAATTTGCCTGGTAGCATGACATTTGAAACTAACGGTACACAAAAACTTAGAGAACCATTCTTAGAATGGGCTAAGAGCATTGACACAGAAATATTTTTCAGTTGTAGTCCCAAACTATTTACTGTATCAGGTGAAAAACCTGAAAAGGCCATTAAGCCTGAGATAGTTGCTGAATACTTACAAGCATCTACAAAAGGACAACTTAAATTTGTTGTAGGTCCATTACAACGTGAATGGGATGAAATGGAAGAGACAGTTGAAAAATTTAGAAGTGCTGGTGTTGATTGGCCAGTATGGATTATGCCAACAGGAGCAAGAGAAGAAGAACAAACCGCAACTGCTGGTTCAGTTGCACAAAAGGCATTCCAGAGAGGATACAATGTAGCGGCAAGAGTACATGTATACTTGTTTGGTAATGCTATTGGAACTTAGGAGAAAATATGTCATTTTTAACAAAAATGCTTGGCTTAGATAAAATTAAAGAAGTTAACGAAGCCAAAGAACAAGAAAAGAATAAACAACTTAGTCCAAAAGAACTTGCGACTAAGAAGAAAGAACCGTGGGTAGGCGTACTACAAACACACGTTAACAAAGAAAATGTCCGAAATGGCTTTTTTGAGCTTGACTGGAATAGGCATTTCGTGTTACAATTAGTTAAAGAAGGATACGGAGTTGAGAATGATAAAGAAGAAGAAATTATTGATCGTTGGTTCCGTGAGCTTTGCGCTAATGTTGTTGTTGATGGCGACTACGGCGGTCCATTAGAAGGCATGGCAACAGGCAACATAGATATAGATAATATTAAGAGAGATAACAAATAATGACACACATTCTAGTAGATACAGCAAATACATTCTTCCGTGCAAGACATGTAATTAACGGTGATGCTGATATTAAGTTAGGTATGGCTTTCCATATTACACTTAACAGCATTAAGAAGGCATGGCAAGACTTTGATGGCACACATGTTGTATTCTGCTTAGAAGGTCGTAGTTGGCGTAAGGACCATTATGAGCCTTACAAGCGTAACAGACAAGTTGCTCGTGATGCACTTACAGAAAAACAGCAAGAAGAAGATACTGTGTTTTGGGAAGCCTTTGATACATTTAAAGACTTTGTAGCAGATAAAACTAACTGTACTGTATTACAACACAAAGAGTTAGAAGCAGATGATTTAATTGCTGGTTGGATACAACAACATCCAGATGTAGATCATGTTGTTATTTCTACAGACACAGACTTTCAACAACTAATTGCACCTAATGTAAAACTATACAATGGTGTACAAGATGTAACTTCTACACATGAAGGTTTCTTTGACAAGAAAGGCAATCCTGTAATTGATAAGAAAACTAAAGAAGCTAAGGCTGCGCCTGATCCGCAATGGTTGTTATTTGAGAAATGTATGCGTGGTGACACTAGTGACAATGTGTTTAGTGCTTATCCAGGTGTACGTAAGAAAGGCACTAAGAACAAGGTTGGTTTATTAGAAGCATTTGAGGACAAAGATCTTAAAGGCTACAACTGGAATAACTTAATGCTACAACGTTGGGTAGATCATAACGGTGAAGAACATCGAGTACTTGACGACTACGAACGTAATAGAATATTGATTGACTTAACTGCACAGCCTACAGAAGTAAGAGAAAAGATTACAGGTACTATACAGACGTCAATTGATGCAAATAAAAATATTAGTCAGGTTGGTGTAAGACTTATGAAATTCTGTAATTTATACGACTTAAAGAAAATATCAGATCAAGCACAAGCATACGCTGAACCATTGAATGCGAGGTACATAGTATGACAACTGATTTTAAAGCAAAGCCAGTTTTAGAAGATAAGTTTTGGATTGTTGAAGAACAAGGCCAAAAAATTGGTACACTAAGAAAGAACGAAGATAAGTTTGTTTTTAGTAATGAGAAAGGTGTTAAGTTTTATCATAATAAGAAAAGTATCTTAAGTGACTATGGGAAAGACTTTTTTGTTGCTAAAATTGTAAAAGAAGCAGATGATTCTGATCCTAAAGAAGTACACGGATACAGATGTAGCACTAGACCACACAACTCTATGTTTGATATACAAAAGCGTTTACCTCTTTTTACAAAGAGTAAAGACTCAAAGAGTTTATATTGTTCAGGCTATTATGTCATTAAATTCGATAAAGGCTGGGTTAAATCGTTCTGTCCTAAGCTCATTACCCTCCAACGGTATGCGTATAAAGGACCATTTAAGACTGATTTAGAGATGAAACAGGTACTATCTAATGTCAACAAATAGCCTTCCGCAGTCACTTCCTACCATTGAAAAGATACTACAACGTATTGCAGTTGCGGAGAAATCACAGCAAAAAGACATCAGAATAACTATACAAGAAGCACGTTCACTAACACTTGAACTATCTATGTTTACATCTAAACTAGGTACTGTTGTAGCGTCTATAGACGAACAATTAAAGCAGATCAAGCAGAACAGCGAGCAGGTTGAAGTGAAATTTGAAGGCGGACAGTTCTAAAAAAAGGATAAATATATACGTAGTTAATTAAAAGGATTACGTATAATGAGTAGACCAAAACCAACAGTGCTTCTCGAACATGTCAATCGAGAATCATATAAGACAGAACAAATATTAGAGAGCGAAGCAATTTGGGCGGTCTTCTATAAGGGAAAGCCGTTTAACTTAAAAAGCGGAAGTATGGTATCGAGCTATCCTGGACCGAAGTATAAAAAAGTATCGTTTTCTAATCCTGGACACGCTAGAAACTTAGCAAAGAAACTAAACGCACTTTTTAATACTGAAGAGTTTGCGGTATACACACTTACTTCTGGAGCAAAAGAAGAGTAATGACACATGGATCAAAAGGACAACTATACAAAGGTATTTCTGAAAGCCGCTAATCAGCCTTTTGACACCCCAGACATAAAAGATAAGAGAACATTATGGTGGTATAACATTCGTGATGTTGGCGGGCTACGTCTAACGGACGAAGCCAAAATGCACATTGAACAAATAGCAAAAATCAAAACCTACAAAGTAGACTTTCCAAAACAATTTAAAATAACACCTAAAGTGCTTTTATGGCTTGACAATTTTATTGAATCACCGTATTATATAACTAAGAAAACAATAACTGTACTTAAAGAAAGGTCTGCTTTTGAATTATACTTGTTTAGTGGAGATATCAGTAAAATGGGATATAATAAAGCATTATCCAAAAGACTTTCTGAAGAAACTGCGGACCAAGAATAACATTCATTAACATAGCATATAATAAATATTAGTGATGATAGAACTTAATCCATTAGACGTACTACGTTCAAGAGAACTTAAGACTATGCCCCCACACTTTGCAAAGTTACAAGTGTCGGCAACAGATCGATATGACCGTAGACTTTATGAGTGGGTTAAGTCTAATACAAGTGGTAGGTACTGTATTAATACATATCCTACTGCCAAAGAAAATACTTTTAAGACTGCTACATTTGTAGGCTTTGAAGAAGAGAAAGAACTAACATATTTTATGTTAGCTTGTCCATACTTAAGGAGAAACTAGAATGGCTGAAGAAAATAAGACGCCGGAAACGGTAACAGAAGCAGCGCCACAAAGTGGTCCTGTTCCTACACCAGGTGTAGATCAAAATGCACCTGCACCAGAAGCTGGGGAACCAGCAGCACCAGATCTTAACATTAGCGACCTTAATGCAGTAAAAAGCATTATCGAAGTTGCTACACAAAGAGGTGCATTTAAGGCAACTGAACTAGAAGCAGTTGGCAAAGCATTTAACAAACTAACAGCATTTTTAGATCATGTTGTTAAACAACAACAGGCTGCTGCACCAGGAGCACCTGAAGGAGGACAGCAATAATGGCTAAAGAAATGAAGCACGTTGGTAAAATGACCAACACTGGCGATGCTGTAGCTGTAGTATTCAGAACTGTGCCAGGTGAATCAAATCAGGCATTAGTACTACAAACTGCAACATTACCTGATATCTATCATGACAGTTTAATGAAACTAATCGAAACAGATCAAGCTCAAGAAGCATATGAACTTGGTGAGTTTATGTTTAGAAATTCTTTTCCAGACGGAAGACCAATGTTACAATCAATGCAGGCTGATAATAGACTTATTAAAGTTGACACATCAAACGTAACTATGACACCTACATCTTCATCAGTAATTCAATTAAGTGAACTTAACGCTTTAATTGCTGAACAGAAGGGTGTTAGCATTGACGAGCTACACAAGTTTGTAAGTGGCGCACCAGAAGAAACTGCTGCGAATCCAGGTGCAGAAGCACCAGCACAGCCTGTTACTGAAGCAGTTGCACCACAAGACAACGGTGTGTTAAGTGACGAAGATCTTGCTAAGTCTTATCGCTCACAAGCAGATAGATTAAGTAAAGAAGCAGCACAACTAAGACGCCAAGCTGAAGAACTTGTTCCTACGAAGAAGACTTCTAAAGCAAAAGTGTCAGAGAGTGCCTAGTAAGCATTATTTTAAACCACCAAAACATCTGGTTAAAGAATGGCCGGAGGTTTTTGACGACCTCTACATGAATACTATGCCTGTTGCATATTTAGATGCAATGATTTTAGAATTTAGTGACGGTAGAGTTTGGGAGATTGATGTTAAGGAACATCTTCAGGCAGATGATCCAGATAGTGTAGCAAAAAAAATGTTACAGACTATGAATGAATATAAAGATACTATTAAGAAAGTAGACTTTAAAATCAATGTTGATCTTCTAAAGAAAGAAATAAAAGATCGAACAGATCAGATATTGTAGTTTCTCACACTTAGGGAGTTAGTAGAAATACTAACTCTCTTTTTTTATCTTGTATTTCCGTAATGAATAACTTCGTGTTTATCTGAAGTGTAAGAACGCCAAGGATCAACTACAACGGAGTCGTCTGATAGTTCTACATAAAGCTCTGGATGAGATAAAAGAACACATGCTCTAAAAGGTCCTGGATCAGAACCATATACTAACGGATCAACTTGCATAGGATTAAAGCCGTACTCTGTACAATACTGTGCAACTAGTAAAGCATAACTTCCATCGATATAAGGCACGCCTGGTTTGTAAGCAATACCGTTAATAAGAATAGGAAGTTCTTTTTCTTTTGCAATATCACAAAGTTTCTGTGCAACATTTTGCGCCTGCACTTCTCTAGCATTCATTACTGCATCAAAAATATCATAACCAAGATCTAGTTTCTTTGCCATATACCTAAGTGCAATATTATCTCTTGGGTGACAACTGCCGCCATCTCCCATTCCTGCTTTCATGTAACTTGGTCCCATTATACGTTGTGTACTTTCTGCAAGTGCTGTAGTAACTACATCAACGTTTATATTACCTTGCTTTTCAGCAACGTCTTGTATCATATTTACAAGTCCAATCTTTGTACTAATAAATGTATTATAGAATACTTTGATACATTCGCATTCGTCCCAAGTACCAATTACATATCTTGGATCATTCTCCATGCATGTATCATAAAAATCTCTAAGCTCTTTAGCATCGCCGGTTTCAGTACCATCTTCTGTACCAATCATAACCATTTCAGGATTGACCATGTCCCAAGCAACTGTACCCATAGCAATTAAATAAGGATTATAAACAAAACGTGTGTTAGTTATTAAAGGTACAAACTCACGTCTTACTGTTCCAGGTAAAACTGTACTAATAAGAACAAGCATTTGTTTTTTATTCATATACTTGTTTGCTTCTTGTAAACAATCAATAACAATATCGTATTGAAAGTCTTTAGGCTCTAAATGTGCTGTAGGTGCTTTGCCGTCATAGTTTGGATCATGTGGAGTAGGCACTGCAACAAATACAATATCTGCTTCTAATGCTACGTCTTTAATAGTATCTTCTACAATAACATAGTCGCTATTCAATGATTTATCTACATCATATCCTAATACAGCATGTCCTTTTTTAGCAATTTCTTCTGCGCAGGGCATACCCAATTTGCCAAGTCCAATAAATCCAATTTTCATCAATCTGTCCTTTTCGAATAGTTATTACTATTTACAATTCAACCTTAAAACGCTGTTTAAGCCTGGCTTTTTACGCTGATACACAAGTAATGCTTATGTGTGTTAACCACGCTGTATGACGCTTAAAATGCGTTTTAGACGCCTAATTCATAGGCTTTATTAAGTAGTTTCTCCCTTTTAAAACCCTATAATTATATTGTGCAATCTCACGTACTTTGGCATGCCAATTTCTAAACTCTGATCCTTTTAAATTACACAATCTTTCAATTTCATTTACAATTGCTATTGCCCTATCTCCGTGGTCTTCAATTTTATCGTAATCTTCATTTATGTAAGGATGATAAGTTCTGTACCCTAATTCTTTAAGATACTGTAATGTGTTTGGAGAACCTATCAAAACAAATGGGTGTCCCATTGCAATACATTTAAATATTTTTTCACTTAGAAACGGAACATTTTCGTAGAATGTTGTTTCGCTAATTACACTAAAATATGTTTCTTGATAATACTTGTGTATTGATTGTTGATGTTCTGCTCTATTAGTAACAAGGTCTTCTTCATCAAGATACATTGACGGCAACTGCTGTACATCAGCAGAACGTTTTAAAACACGAGAAATCTCTTTATGATCTTTGTGTTTTGTTTGTAGCCTATTCCATACTTTCTTCCAATCTAAATTATCGTCTGATGGTGCAAGACTAACATATCCATCATCTAATAATCCTCTATCATATAGTAATGTAACCATTAACGGCCTATGTAAGCGCCATCGTCTATTTAGATTAAGATATTTTTTAGAGTACTTGCGTTTCTTTTCCATTGTAGGAAAAGCACTACGTTGTAGTATTGTATCTCTACCAGTGTTTTCAAATAAACTGAACCACATAATTTTAATAGGCTCTACATTATTTTTCTTACAATAACTTAATGTGTATTTGTACATAGTAGGTACACCAGATAGAAACACAACCTGACTTGTTGGTATGTCATATTTTTGTATAATATCATTATAAATGGCATCTAAACTGTCATAAAAGAACTCTAACGAGTTGTCTAGTACTAATGAAATCTGTTTAAGTTGTAATTTAAGAATCGTTTCTTGATCTAAAATCGTATCTAAAGGAAAATATTTAAAACTTCTTGCGTCGGAAAACATTATAAAATAGTAATCTTGTTTTAATTTAAGACGTCCTATTTCAGCAGGATTTGTAGGTATAGTAACCTTCACAGGATTGTTAACATCATATGTTATAAGGTATGGTAAATTATCGTTATTCAAACAAGCCATTATAATCGTCCTGGTTTGTTAGAATGTTCTTTCCACCAAACTTCTAAATCGTCAAAACTACTTGCTTTCAGTACTTTTTTATTTGTGCTAAGAGCAAACTCTCTCATGTCTTTTGATATTAAATGTTTAGGAAAGCATTTAGCAATATATTTTAAATGATGTTCAGGTCTAGGATGATAATCAGCAGTTTGGCCTTGTCCTTTAGAACCTTTTATAGGTGTTGTTGGCCAAGAGCCGTCAAAAATTGCTGTAAGAATATCTGGTTGCATTGATTCAAGTGTTGTAGCATATACTCTTTTAATATCTCCGTAGTCGCTATTTTTCATTTCTGGAGTTAAATTAAATGAGATCATATCATCGATTTCAAAAGGAGCCATGTTCAACATATGAAATTCAGCTTTTGATTGTTTCATGTAGTGTCTTGTTAATTCTATAAGTGCTAAATCTCTTAATAGATAAAATCTATAATCAAACCAATCATGTACAAACTTGGCAGAGATATTATTTTGTGTTGTAATATTCCCCGATGTTACCCAATGATTTTTCTTATATCTATCTTCACGTGTAACTGAGCTCCACATAACAATAACCAAATCATTTTTATTAAAGTTATGTGTTAAATTTGCTTCTACTAGTTGATTAGAAATGTAAAGATTTCCTGCGCCAGACTTTCCGTAGTTATGTGTTTCTGGTATATCTTGTTTGATGATGTCCGACCATGTTGGCCATCTATATCTGGTTAAACTGCAACCAAATGTAAAACATCTTTTATATTCACTAAACCGTTTCAAAGTATCTCTCCGCTGATTTTATACAATTAGTTATTGCATCTTTATAAAAGTCTTGTGTTCTTGCATGTTCAAAGTTATGTTGTACAGCAGGATATGCATATAGTAAACGTCTTTGCTTAGTTTTAAAATCAAGACTGATCCACTCTTTTAAATTTTGTTGTACAGTGTTAAAACGTTCTAATGGATCTACAATTAAGTCGTAGGGCTTACTAAACAATTTAAAGTCTGTTTTAAATCCTAATGAACGTAAACCAGCAAGTGTTCCTCTTGATGCAATTGTAATAAAAGGATGTCCAAGCATAATAGGTTTAAACAATTTTTCTGTTAAAAATACGCTGTCGTCAAAGAATATAGTTTCAGTTACAACTGTTAGTAACGTGTTTGCATATAGTTCTGCATTAAAACTATTAGCAGCGTTTGTAACACTCCAGTCTCCATCAAAAAATCTTGGAGTAAACTCTTTGTGTCTTGCGTAATTTTCTTTACCAATCAAGTATTCTGCATTTAGATCTTCGCCTTCTTTAACTTCGTTACATGTAACAATACCTTTGTCTAATAGTCCACTAATGCCTAAGTCTGTTACGTGTGCAGCTCTATGCGGTCTATGCACCCTATTTAAACTATTAAATGCTTTACTATCTTCGTTGTACATTGCACCTTTAATTAACGGCTTGTAAGGCATAGATTGATTCATAAATATTTTTAAGAAGTGATTTGAATATGCAACTTCAAACATACGTGCATTGCCTGTTTTCTCTAACCAATCTTCGTAATGCTTTTCTACCAATTGGCTTCCTTGCATAATATAAACAGACATTGGTGGTAGTTCTCTTTTAATTGCAGCATCATGTATACGCTGCCAGCCATCACCTAATGATTTGTGTATAAAGGGGCCTCCTTCTTTGTCAGCACCAATTACAAGTCTTAATCTTTTTTTCTTTACTAGTTTTACAATATTCTTTGGTAATGCAGTTATAATGTCTGTTGGTCCGTTGTGTACAGAGCTAAGTCCTGTCCACCAACAAGGATCACCATTAACATCAATATAATATATGCCAGGCGAATTTTGACAGTTTCCTAACTCTTGCACAGGCTTCTTCATACTGCGTAAAGTTTGTTTAACAATAGATCCTTTAGAAGTTAGATACCAATCAGTTTCATCTGTAGTAGAAAGATGAGCTAAATTTTCTGTATGTTCGTCTGTGGTATCAAAGTAAAAATTCATTAAGTTAACCTTTTCAATTCTGGAAATGTTTCTGCAAAGTTTTCATTTCTAATTATATCATAATGATGTGTACGGTTTTTAAATTGTTGTTTTGTTTTCTCATTAAACTTAGAACTGTTTATATAACTTACAACACCCTTTAGCATATCATCAATATGCTTATTATATTTTTTACCTTGTATCTTTTCAATAATTTCTGTTTTAAATGAATCATCTAATACTGATGCAGTATAATATTCTGGATATTGTATATTATACATCTGTGGGAAATAATCTTCAAGATCAAAAAATCCTTCATTCAATACATAATCAAAAAAGTCTGTTATTGTATATAAATTAAAAACACTAACAACTGTATTGCTTTGCATCTTAATATGAGGACATTCTTGTTTTATTTTTTTAATATTACCTTTAACCAAATTCCAGTCTGTTCCTGATCTAATATACTCTGCTCTACTACCATAATGATCTAAACTTGCACCTATGTGTATAGTATCAAAGTGTTTCCATAGCTCTAAGACGCTCTTAGACTTGTATTTTAGCACACTACAGTTACTATTATACTCTAACTTCACATTTGTTTTACCTATTGAAATAAGGTGTTCTAGTATGTCATAATGCTTGTCTGTGAGCAAAGGTTCTCCGCCTGCAAAGTAAAATGTTTCAATATCCTTAAAGTGCGGAAGGAACTGGTTATACAACTTATCGTTGTCATTACCATCTGCTAAAATAAAAATAGGTTTCTTTTCACCTTGTGCATTATCTTCTTGCGCCCATGTGCTAGAGTATGTGCTACTACAACTTCGGCATTTAAAGTTACAAATATTACTCCAACGCACATCAAAATGTTTTAGATGCATTACTGGTAATGTACCATCAGCTTCTGTATGTGCTATTAGACCAGCAGTATCACCAAAGTATGGATTACGATTAGCATGTGTTCTTGAGCTTTCGGCTCCACCATCTTCTATATTATAACAGGCTTGACATTCTACACAACGTTTACCCTCAAGCATATTTTTACGTATTTTCTTGTAGGGGTTGTCATTCCAAATTTCTTTGATTGTGTTTTGTCTTACATTACCTAAGGGCTTGTCCCACTCACCAACACAACAAGGTAACACCGACCCGTCTGGGTTTACATACATATGTAACCAAGGGTATATGCAAAACGTATCAGACAGCTTCGCAGTCATGGTAGAAGTCCTTTAGATCTGGAAACGTATCAGTAAAGTTAACATTTCTGCGTTTATCATATTCAGTAAACCACTGATAAAAATCTCTACGGCCTTCTGTCAATCTGTTGACATCATACTGTGTTCTTTCCATATAGTCTACTACACGTCTAAACTTTTCATATTCTAGTTCGCTAAATTTATGCTTATCTTGGTCGTCCATATTATCAATAATAAACTGTAAGTGTTTCTTCATGTATGGCATAAACATTTCTTTAGGTAAGATATTCATATCATACTGTAAAGGTTCTTTTAGGTACGGAGTATCAAATCTAATTCTCTGCCATTTAGTTTGATTATCGCTATTATATTTTATACGCCAGTCTAAGAACTTTTGCAATAGTGTACTAAAATTAGTTACAGTTAAAATATTAAACGTAACCATAAATGTTAAAGGCATGTTAGTCTTGGTCATGTAAGTGTCTAAGTTCTTTTGCCAAAGCTCTAAATCTAAGCCTGTTCTAATATACTCTGCTTGTGGTCCCCATGTATCAATACTAGTAAAAATCTTAAAGTCTTTGATACAGCCTTTTTCAACTAAACTGTTTACTTTGTCAGTAAACCTTTCAATAAGAATTGGCTTAACACCTAAATTAGTATTGATGTTTAATTCTAAATTAGGACAAGGATTTTTTTCAAGCTCGTCAAATACTCTCCATGTGCTTTGCTGTAGTAATGGCTCACCTCCTGTAATACGTAAAATTGTAAGTGTCTTACGCAATTCAGGCCACCACTTCCACCATGCTTTAACATATGGATTTGTTTCTTCATCTTTGTGTATTTTAAACCAGTCAATATCATTCCTATGATTCTTAACCATAGTGTATGGACCTTCTTTTTCAATTTCTTTATAGTAACTGCTAGAATGTTTAGGGTGGCAATATCCGCATTTAAAATTACACTCATTACCGAATGAAACTTCAACATACTGTGGATTTACATTTGCCATCGGCTCTTGCTTAATTGCATTGAATCTTTCAGGTGTGTATATACTTGCATTACGTTCTTTACGATCACTAATGTAATCTTTACCCATACATTCAACATTCCAACAATAGTTACAACCGCTAGGTTTCTTGCCGTCTATCATCATTTGACGTTCTGCTTTTTTCTGTTGTGTGTTGTGTAACGCACTTGGATCTGCTTCAATTTCATGCAAAGGTATTTTATGCGGAGCAGGGTGATAACAACTGTGTGTTTCTCCTGTACCTAAGTATAGTGTTGTATGATGCCATTTGGCCAAACAGAATGTAGGACTTAGCTCGTCCATGATAGGAATAAACTTTTCTATTCTTTCCTTATCGTGCATTAAACTGTTCCTTTAACCAATCAAAGTCATTTATTTTACGTAGGTTATCTGGCTTGTTACTGTTTGCAACTCCGTAAGCTCTGCCTGCTTTTGCTCCTTTAAGTGCATACTCTGCAAAAGGTCCTTTTGCTTCTTTACACCAAATATCTAAACGTTTATCAGTTTCCATGTTATCTTGTCTATTAATAGCTCTACTTGCTAGTTTAACACATTCTCTAAATGAACTTTTCCATGTACTGTATTCATCGGTATCAAACACACTAATGTTACTTACTTCATTCATAGCTTTAAACTTTGAAGATAGACTAGTAGTCATATCAGTAGTAAAATCTGTAATGTTCATAACTGCTTTTCTTGGTAGTAATTTTACACCACCGTAACCATATTCTAGATCATTTACTGCATTTTTACTTCGCCAAACATGTACCATATCTTGATCCCAAAACGGAACACGATGATCAAATTTAAAATGTTCAATTAGTTTAGCATCACCGTCAACTACCCAAAACATATCTGTTTCACATAGTCTTGCTGCTTCCATATGTGCTTGATGAATACCTTTTACATCACGTATCCAACGTAGTTTTACACTAGAGTCTTGTACTCTTACAATGTCTTGTAGTTCTTTGAAATGCTTATCTGCATTTTTTTCTTTATAACTTATAAAAGCAATATCATATGACGTCGGCCTACTACTATTTTGTTTTACATCTTTTTTATTTGTAAAGAATCTTGAATTAAATTCACGCTGTGTTACAGGACGCTCTTTTGAAAATAATGTAACACCGTCATACCATTTGCTATTTTGAAAACAGTGAGTAAGTTTTCTATGATAACTATCGTACTTAGGAATATAATAATCAAATTTAAAACTATCAATAATATTTAGATCAGGATATACTCCCCAAAACATATCTCCTGTTGCTTTTTCTTGAGCTTGTTTATAATCGTCAAACGTTTCTAAATTAAATACTTCCCACTTCTTAGGATTACTGGCTACAACGTTAACTTCTTTTTTATTTGTAAAGAATCTATAATCAAATTCTCGTTTAGCAATTTTATTATTTTTATGGCAAATAAAAATACCATCGTAAGTTTTATCATTTTTAAAAACATGAACAACATCTTTATCCCAAGCAGGAACTTGATATTGAGGAATGTCTGTTGGAACTACATCATCAGGTATACATAGTATAAACTCTGAATGTGCAATTTCTTGTGCTGTAACAAGTCCTTCGTAACTGTCTAGTTTAATAATATCGTAAGGTTTAGGACGACTTGCTAGTATATCAATTTCTTTTTTATTTGTAAAGAATCTATACTTCCATTCTTTGCTCGATACGTTTAAGTTTTTAGGAAATAAGCATACACCATCATAGTGTTCGCCATTTTTAAATACATGAATATATTGATTGTCCCATTCAGTAAGTCTGTATGTAAAATCAAAGTCTTGTGTTATATGTAAACAATCCCATACTACCCAAAAGTTTTTTGTAAGAGTCTTTTTATTAAGTGTTTCATAGCTTTCACAGTTTTCTATTTTCTGTGCGTGTGGAAAACGTGACTTGAAATTATTCCAAGAACTTACGTTAACCTTAGAATCACTAATAAAAAAGATATCATACATATTTTTTACTATAGTAGGTTTGTCCTAGGTTCAATGCTTCGTCATATAGATCCATTGTATACCTACTTGCATCAGGTTCTAGCCACACCCAATCAAGACCTAGGTTTAATTTAATTTCGTCTCCTAGACGTTGTATTTCAGCAATACACGCTTCACTATCTTTTGAAAAATGCTCTGCTTTATCTTTATATATTTCGCCCAACATTTCAAAATCTCTAACTTGTATATGATCCCAGTCTGTACAATTAGTCATATAGGTTCCTTGCCTTGCACCTAGTATTGACATTATACCATTTTCTACATGTGATCCAACCGTTGACCACATTCTAAGTCTGTGAATATTATGCCACCAAATTCTTTCTTTAATTTCCATAGGTGGTAGTTTTAGACCATCAAACAATGTCATTTTAACACCTTCTCGAAATCCTGATCTCCATGCATGATATGGATTGCCATTTATTTTTGTGTCGCTATAAGTTACTGGAAAGTTTCTATAACCTGTTTCCCAACAAAAGTCAACTTGCGCTCTTTCGCTATCTGCATTTTCATGTGTTTTCATATTAAGTAAATGATCCTTAGACCATAACTTTAATCCGCCGTTACCGTAACGTAATCCGTTAACAGTATTCTTACCACACCAACTATATACTTTAACTTCTTCTTCTGACATATCTAAGTCAAGATTAAAATATTCAGGATATACTATATTGTCTGCATCAACGGTAAGTAACCAATCAGTTTCAGATTGTTCTGCACATGCTTTATGTGCATGATCACTTCCTTTTACACCATGTACACGTTTAGCCCATGGTAACTTATTGCATAGATCTGCATAATGCAAATCAGCAAAAGGTTCATCATAAGATAAAAAGAATACGTCGAATTCAGCAACCCGCATTTAGATCTCCTCTAGTACATAGTTTTTAAACAGTCTACGAGTAAACACACTAAACTTTCCTGTAATGTCTACATCGTCAATTGTTACAGACTTACCTTCTAACTCTTCAAGTGTAACATCAAAAGTTTTTTGCGGAAAGTGTGGATCATTATAATCAGCAACTGTAAAAGATAAAGTTGTTTCACCTCCCCAAAATATATTTCTTGGTGTTGCTGGTTGCCACTGTTTTTCTAAAACTCTTGTACCACCATACTCTTCGCTTAGTTCAACTGTAAGTTTTTTGGCAGCTAAGTCATATGTAAGATAGATGTCTGGTTTTACCTCTTCATCTAAATAACGCTTATCAATAATCCTATGTAGTACGTCATCAATTTTTGATAAGGTTTTTTCTTCTGTAATTTCAAACTTACCTTCATGAGTATCAAAAAAGCACTTACTGATATGGATGTCACCGTCAATAATTTTGATAGCAAGATCTTCGTCAATCTCAACAACGTTTTTGCTGTACTCCATTTCTATTGCCGAATACGGACCTACTGAAACCAGTTGTCCTGTATCTGGGTCAAATGCTGTACCAAATCTACGTGCTGGTTCTTCATAATTTTTAAGCCACTCATCAAAGTCGGGCATAAATTCTTCTACTTCTTCCATGCTATTTCCTCCAGTACATTAATTGTTTCTAAATTCATTTTATCTTTTTCAACATAATGTACAATGTCGTTTTGTTGATAACTACCTATTTTTAATTTGCCTTTATCATTTAAGTAATATCCTACATGATCTGAAAACTTATCAGCATGCCATGGCCAATTTTGTACACCGCCTTTCATATGTACAACTCTTGGAAATCCTAACGGGTATGCAATATCGTCTGTGATATCTAATATCTTTGCTGCTATTGCAAATGCTTCATCAGTTCCTATAACTTTAGGTGTATGCTTTGTTAAAAACAAATTAGTGTATTCATTTGGATTGTCCATTATAGAACGCTGTAAATTAAAGAAGTCATTTGCTAGTTTACTATCTTTTTTAAAGAATGTAAAGAATGAATATAAGTTTGGTAATTCATTTTTAGTAAATGTTCTTCTATAAAAATCATTAGTTACTACTTCTCCTCTATATGTGTATGCTTTGTTAGCAACATACAGTTCAGAATTTGCAACAAAATAATCAATCCAATGACTGTAATCTCTAAAGAACAACATGTCTGCATCTAAACCTACAGTGTGTTCCCACGGTGTTAGCTCGTCCATATAAGAACGGCCGTCCCAAAAACCTTTCTTGTCCCATTCAATAATCTCATCAAAGACCCAAGTAGATTCAAAATTTTCTATTTGAGTTTTATCATCAATTACTAATGCAACTTTATCGTAACCTTCTTTTTGTGTATTCTTAATACTTAATGCAAGAGCATATGCCATTTGTGCATAATTGTATTCTTCAGAAGTTGCAACAACAATTAGATATCCAAAGTTCATATCAACTCCATTAGTTTGTCAAAGTTTCTTTCAATGCTTTTTTTATTCATTACATGAACATCTTTGCCTGATGACGAAGCAACTAGTTCTTCATTAGTTAATAAAAATTGTAATGTGTTACTTTTTACATCAACTAACATATCTCTATCTATTGTAGAAAACACTGACGGTAATTTATATTCTGTATCTGCTTCTTGAAATCCATTTAGTATATGATTAGCTATTGCAAAACTAATATCGTTCCTATATAGTCTAGGATCAAAACGATATGTGTCTGCAAAGAACTTGTAATTTTTTTGTATGTATTGTACTAAATCAAAAAGTACTTTTGTTTGATCGTTCTTGGTAAACATAACTGTTGTAGCCCAAAGCAATTTAACACCAGTATCCGAAACATACTTGTCATGGTAACCTGCTCGTGTTCCCATAATATCATTATACTCATGTGATATTAAGAAGTCTTGTTCGACATCCCAATAACTGTTCAAAGTATCTGAAAATGTTAGATAGTCACAATCTAACAATAATGTTCTTTCATAAGGTGTAATATCCCAAACATTTGGTCTGTTTGAATTATCGAAAGGTACTGCTTCAAAATCATTTCCATCATGAAGATTTCTGTATTGCTGTGTTGGAGGACGCTCTACAAAAATAAGGCTGTCAAAGATTTCTTTTGCTTTATCTGCAGTACCTATTTCTTCCATATAATCAACAGTTGACTTATCTGTGATTAATGAAACTGGATAGCCGAGATGCTTTTTAGCAAGGCCGCCTGCGACCAATGCTAGTTTAGAATAGTCTAAACTTCGACTGTTATGTGCAAATATTACGATTCCTTTATCCATATTATACTTCTATAAGTTTTTCTACGGATCTGCTCTTTTTGAGCTTCTGGTATTCTTCGTAATATTCTAATGTTGATGTTGTGTATCTATCAAGTATGATATCTTTAAAATCTGCAAGATTTTCAATCAATATAGGATTATCATTAACATCAAGTAATACTACTCCTTCGGTTCTATCTACTGAAAGTAGCATTTGAACGAAGTTAATTAGTTCTCTATTGATCTTAAAGATGCCGCCATTAACACCGTATGTTAATCTAGCATCAATTTTTTCCTTTAAAGTTTTACGCTGTACAGCAAAAGTTTCTCTATACTTGCTAAAATCCAAGGCTTTTTTTAGTTGTTCTTCCATATGTCCTCCACAGTTATAGTAGCACTTAATATTTATGCGCTGTACTGGGGGCTAGGAAATTAACTGACTGTGAATCCGCCCACTGTTACAGATGGCGTTTCAATACTAAATGATTGTGATCCTGTGGGGTAAAGATTAATGGTACCAACTGCTTTTCTAGTAACAGTTTGGAGATAAAGTGAAGCAGGTCCTACTAAATCAGGTCCATAAGTACCTGGTCCTTGTTGTGGAGTACCTGATGTTGACGGTCCACCTAATCCAACGTGATCGTCATTGTAAACTGCTGCCATTTCTAGTTGATATGCACTACCACTTGAGTTATCTAATACCGCAGGTGTTCTTGCATATAATCTATAATAGTTTGCATTGTAAGGACTACTAGCAATAGCTTGGTACCAAGGTGTGCTATAAACGTTTGTACATCTATAAAAGTTTCCATTATCATTAGGATTAACACCCGTTGCTGGTTGTTGTCCTCCAAATGTCTGTGTACTTGCTGTCTGTAGTAAACTTCTCCAAGAAGCGTCTTGGGCTGAACCGCTAATACTGCTCAAACTGCTTGTAAGTTGAATTTGTCCACCACTATTAAAATAGTGCCTAGCGGCTAATGCTGATGACCATGTAAAAGTAACTAATACTTGAGCAGAAGTTGACCATGATCCTGTATATACTGCATTACTGTGTGTTGTAGATGATGCTACTGATGCTGGTGGTATGGTATATTTTGCAGCCTCAAGTGCAATAATTAAATCATTCCATCTTCTGTAAGGCTGTGTATTGTATGTTGCATCATTAGTAAGAGTATTTGCTTTAATTTTTTGAGAAGTACTAATGTTATTAGGCCAACTTCCCCAATTAGTAGGAGGATTTGAACCATATATATGCCTGTAAGCATTATACATGTCTGTAATTAACCTACCGTATTCTTCTACAGATACTTTGTCCGAAACACCAACACCTGATGCATTCATTGTTTGGCCCCAACCATATAATACTGTGCCGTCAGCAAGGCCCACCACTTGCTCAAGGCGAGTGTATAATGCATTGTAGTCGTTTCTACTAATTGTTGCGTGTACGGTCGTCATATAATATCCTTAACAGCAGTATTTACTACAACAAGTGTCTATGTTGCACTAATGCTGGTTCCAGAATACGATGGACTCGTAATAGAAAATGCAGCACCACTTGGTTGTAATGTTCCTGTAGCTTTTAATTCTTCTACATCAATACTAAGTGTGCCGTCAACTTGATCGCCTGGCGCTGGTGCACCTGGATCAACGTAACTGTCAGTCAATAAAACCTTAAAGTTAAATACTGCGGCTGTTCCTGCGGAGTTACTTGCCACATCACACTTGCCTTGAATCTTGTAATTGTTTGCTGAATATGGCGTACTAGCAGATAAATTATATAAATCTTGGTATACATTTGTAAGCATGTATATATTATTCAGCCCGTCTGGTAATCTTCCGCCGATTACTTGTCTACCCACAGTTGAAAGTAAACTAGTCCATGCACCGTTTTGTGCTGTTGCTGATCCTAGTCCTCTTCCTGTAGTAAATCTTAGTCTACTTCCAGAGTTCCAAAAATACCTTGCGTCGTTAGCATTACTAAATGTTACGGTTATAACATATTCTGCATTTGTACTCCAAGCAGATGTATAGCTTTTTGAATCTTTAACTGATGCTGTTAGTAAACCAGCATCGCAGTCAAATCTATCATTTCGACATTCGTCAGCAAGTGTGTTGTATCCGTTAAAAGGATCACTTGATGATGCTGTAATAGGATCTCCAATAGCAGCAATAGTTGCTGTTGGTACTACACCGTTCTGATGAAAATAAGCATTTACAATGTCAAACCGGATTGCATCAAAGTGTGACTTTAATACTGTTTGACCAGAAATAACTGTTGAGCTGTTAACTGATTGTCCATATCCGAATGTACCAACACCGGTACCCATGACTTCAGCAATTTTGTTTCGCAGGCTGTTGAGGTCTGTTGATAGGATCTGTGCGCCTGTTGTTACCATTATAATACTACCGCTTCAATAATTTTTGTTCCTGAATTTGAATTGCTTTCTATTGCAATTGCAAATACGTCTGCATGACTGTCAGCCTTTGTAGCGTAACCTTCCGCAGCAGCAACTAATCTATCTCCTTTAGCAATACTGCCGATAACTTTAACTGGTACACGACCTTTAAGTGCAATGTATGTTCCATCTTCTAACCATGAATTCATCATAAACGCAGGTTGTGCTGAAACAACACCTAACGCTCTATCGCCCTCACTACATGCAGTAACTTCTGCGTTTCCGCCAACTGATACAACTGTACCAGCTTCATATTCTTTGTCTGCTAAATATTTCTCTGCTAAGTCAGCATATCTAGCTGCGGTTGCTGTACCTTGGAATAAGTTAGCAATTAAGTCACCGCTTGAATTTCTTGCAGCAATTGAACTTGCTGATGCTGTTGTTTTAGCAGTTCTGTAATTAGGATCACTGTCTGTTGCACTATCATCAATTTTAACTCTATCTGCAAAAGTTGCTGCACCATTAAAAGTATTTGCAAAAATTACACCTGACGAATCTCTAACAACAATACTGTTGCCTGAAGCAGGAACTGATACAGATGGTGTAATACCGTTCAACGCACTTGCATCTGATGCTGTACCAGTCAAGTTACCTTGAACTGATCCAAACAATGTACCAAAAATATTTGCGCCTGTGTAACCAATGTTTTTAGTTGCACCGTCAACCATAACAGTTGAATCATTAGCAAGTAAACTACCTTGTGTGTTACCTGTAACATTACCTGTAACATTACCTGTTAATGGTCCTGTAATTGCATCAGCATGTATTGCTGACCAAGCCAGTGCTGCTGTACCTAATGTAAACGAACTGTCAATACCTGGAACTACTCCAGCTGCTGTAATATCTAATACATTCTTTCTTGTTGAGCCGCCGTCATTAATAATAAAGTTAATAGGGTTACCAAGAACACTTTCAAAAACAATTTCGTCATCGTTTTCAACTCTTAATCTAAAGTCGCTTTGGTCACCTACTTTATAACCTGAATCTTGGAAGTTGATTTCCTGGTTAAAAGTAATACTTCCTTTTTGTAAGTATTGATCAGCAGCAATGCCACCTAGCTTTAATGCGTTAGATGATGTTCCCCAGTATACATAACTATCTGATGTAACACCATTAGCATCGGCTTTCGCCATTGTAATACCTTTTTTAACTAACGTAAAGTCGTCAATAGGGTTAAGTGAACTGTTTAGTGTAAATTCTGTTTGTGAAATAATTGCAACTGTTTTACCACCTGCATTAATTTTTAAAATTGAATGGTTTGTGTTACCTGTGTCTTTAACAACTTGTGCAACCGCTCCACTAGCACCAAGATCTGGTGATGCTTCAGGTCCTACTAAGACAAACTCTCCGCCTGACCATGCATATAATTGTTTTGCTGATGTATCCCACCAAAATTCTCCTACTCCTAATCCTGAAGGAGCAACTGATGCTACTTCAGCACCGTTGGTAGTTTTCCATTGTGCGCCGTCATAAAACTTAATTTTCTTATTAGCACTGTCAAACCAAACTTGACCAGTGACTGCTTTTGGTGGTGCAGTAGTATTCGCAAAGTTTTCTAGTAAATGTAAGAAGTTTTCGTTCTGTACTTCACCGTATCCTGCGTAGTTTTTACCAACGAAACGTATATCCGTAGTGGTATCAATAGTTCCGTCTTCTACTGACGTTAAAAATGTTCCGTTAAATTTATCTACTTGATATGCCATGTGTGTTTTCTTCCTAGTTTACTGTTGTATTTATCTACCTTCACTCGTCTTCTGGTGGTAACGGCTTAGGGTAAAAACTGTATACATCCGGGTTATCTTTATACGTTTGGACAGCAGTATTATGGTTAGTAATCTTCTGCTTAGTATAGTTACGCATAGCAATAAAGTCATCTGTAAGCGGAATTCCAGCATTTTCTAAGCATTCTGCAATAATATTAAGTTGCTTGTGTACAGGATACTTAACAAGAATCTGCTTGTTAACTACTTCGTCAATCGCTACTTCTTCAATTAGCGGTACATCGTTAAGAGATCTTACTTCACCAGTAGCATAATCTCCCCACCAATATTCATTTGCGTCATCTAAATCAATAACTTTGTGAGGTACGCCTTGCGCGGTAAGTCTTTCAGCAAACTCGCTATTATAGTCCTGAGACGATATCACTTTTGATCTATCAGTACTAAAAATAATAATGTTTTTCATCTAGTTCTTCCCCAACTTAATGCAAGACTTATTTTTGGTCTTTCATTTTGTTTAATTTCTGTTACTTCGTGTTCTAAGTTCACAGGCATATCTATTAACATACCAGGACCTTCGTCTACTAAATTTCTTTTGCCTTGTTCATCGTACCAACAAAAATGTGGTGCATCAGATCTTAAAAATATTAACTTAAACTTCCAATATCCGCCTGCACTATCTTTATGCCTTTTAAGATAATCCCCTGGATCATATTTGTTAATACAAAAACTATCACAAGTTCTATCTTCTTCTGGAATTGATTCTGTAATCAACTCCTTTAATTCTTTTGGCATGTTCCAACGGAACATACTTTTTAACTTACTTTCACCATAGGCAGTTACAAAATTAAATTCTTCTCCTTGCTGCCTAATAAAAAAACTGTCTTCGTTTGCCTCTACTAACTTTACTATCTCGTCAACATTCTTACAATAGTCCGATACTAACTTTACTGCCATTATACATATGACCAAGTACCAGTGTAACTCCAAGTACTACCGTTTGAGTTATAAGTCAACTTGTATCCTGTAGAACTGTTATAAATGTTTGTTGAAGTGCTAACACTTCCAGTAGCCCATCTATATGCTAAAATCCATCTACCAGCACTAAA